TATTCAAACCTAACCGTTTCATCTGCTCTTGTTTGGCTGTATTCTTCCAGACAGTACTCCATTGAGTATCTGTTTCCGCTTGAATAATCCCAATCCATTCGGTATTTTCCAACTCCGAAACTTGTTAAAATTGGCTTCCAATTAATTTTACTACCAAAATAGTTTCGATTGTTACGGCTTACAGAGCTTAAATCATTAGCTATATTGGACAATACAATATCCCAAACTTTAGTTATCTCGTTATATTTCTCTAAGTTCATAGTTACCGAAAACTGAACAGGAAATAACTCAATAAAGCCAGTAAAATCATTGATAAATGTGTTGGTACTTGTTAAGGATGCAAATACTTTTAAAGGCAAACAGCATACTTTAAATGGGTTTTCTGGAATGTCAATTGTCGGAGGAATTACAATGTCCTCCAATGCTAAAACATTAGTTTTAAAAATTTGCCCATAGTCAGAAGTCGCAGCAACTTGAGTATCTAAGTTAATACTAACAGATATAGTGTATTCCAAAACGCCAAATGGTAGTTTTGAATCGTCAATATCAAATTCTCCTGTAAATACTGAGCCTACTTTAGTAATTCCAATTAATCCAACTGGATTAGCATTTTCAAAAACAGATACAGATTGTCTATCCCAAACGCTTGAAAAAGAAAAGTTGTTTTCAAAGTCTCCATTTTCTTTTGGAATAATTCGAGCAACCATAAACACATCAGCCGCATTTGGTGCTGTGCCTCCTGTATAAGTGAATGCCGCTTTTACCGTTGTTTTTTTGTTTGTTAAAATGTACGGATTAGAGGAATAAACCAATGGAGTTGTATCGTCAAATGTGGTTAAAGCTGTAGTCCAAAGCGCATTAGAATCATAGTCCTTATTTATTAATACAGTATCGTTATTAATTTGGTGCGTTGTTCCTCCAGAACTTAAATTAGTTTGCACCCTGTAATTAATCGCCCAATCTGTAAACGCTGCTAATCTTGTCCAGTCATTATTATAACCGTTGAAATTAGCTGTTGTGTCTTGGAATGATACAGGAAAACTATTTATTAGAAGCTGCTCCCAATATGCCCATCTAAACAAAAAAGTGTGTTGAAATTTATAAGCAAAATTTGGCACTCCACCAATTACAGTATCTAAGCTAGGGTCACGAAAAGACTTATTATTTGCTCTGATTTCAAGCGAGTTAACTTGGAAGTTTGTCGGTCTAGTTCGGTTTATAAATCGCACCGCACCTATTAAAGGTTCATTCGATAAATCTATGTTTTCACTTTGCAAAACTAACTCCTCGTTTGTGCTTGAGTTTATTGCTACCAATTCAAGGTTAACGCTATCTAATTGAACGTCTGAAAGCTGAGTAGTTTGGGCTAACATTACTTTGCTATCAACCGTAATTTCATCCTCCACCTTTATAACTGGTGAACTACTTACAATTGTGGCATCGTTTTGGTCGTGAAATAAGATGTCTGAAGTTGTTACGGCTGTCGTGTCTGGAATGCTGACTTTGATTTCACCATAATCAATTAAAAAAGTCGTATAGTTTGCCGTTTCTGCTGTTCGTAATTCAGAACCAGCATAAGCCCAAATTGAGTAGTTTTTTTGACTTAATGAGTCAATTTTTGCTTTTGAACCTGTGCCGAAGTCTACATCAAAAGAAATTGTCACGCTTGTAGCTGTTGCAGTGTTTGTTACGTTTGTAAGCACTTGGTAAGCTGTTCCGTTATTCTCTCCTGTTGTTGGTCCTGAGCCTTCAGTAATAAAGCACCTATCCCACGCATAGTTCTCTATTACAGTGCTGTTAATGTTTTGATAATCTGATGCATCTTCTGGGTGCATTATGAAATTTAGACCAATGTATTTAGGATATGGTGTACTTATTTTATCAATTGTGAAGCTAACCGAAACAACGTCATCCCTAGTCAATGAATTAACTGTTGCCGCGTTTCCATATGTTGCTCCACTTGCTGTGAAATCTGGGACTCCTCCATTATACTTTTCATCCTTCCAACCTGTGTTACCATCTTTCTTATCAAAAACAAGTTCTTGGTAAACATTCGGGTCAGCTAAATCTCGCAAACCCCTAATTCTAAATACTTGCTTTAAGCATTGAGTTTTTGCGAAATAGTTAGGTGCAAGTACATTCGGGAAACTAGTCCAATCAAATATTTGTGGTGCTAAATAAAAAGGAATTATAAAAAATTCTTGAATAATTCTATATTTATACGCCTCAGTTTCGCCACCTGTAATGCCTAAATATTCAACTGTACAACTTCCAATGTGCCAAGATTTCAAACCTTGTGGAATCATTTCTTTTACTGATGGAATAGCCGCCCAAGGACTTGAATTTTCACCATACTCAAAGCGCATTAATTCACCATCAATCGGAGATGTAAAGGCAGTCGCTCCATTGTTTGTTGGTAGTCCGTAATCAAAACTAATCCCTGTTGGATTTTGAACCAAGCTAAATACAGCACTTGCATCTGCTGGGTCAGGTGCAAAAGTAATTGCTGCTCCTAATTCGTTTGTACATCTAACTTTAAAATCACTTAATTTTTCGCTTATTAATAATCCTAAGCGACCTCCAGAGGAAGATTGATTAGAGTTGTTTAGCGGATTTGTTGCGCTTGTAATCTTTAATTCATCGCCTACGCTAAAGTCTCTAAATCTACCGCTTGCATCGAAAAGCCAGTCATCTGTTAACATTGTAATGTCAGCAAATTCTGTAGTTTCTGCAACGCTACAATTAAACCACGTTTGAAATCTGACAATTACATCCAGCGTAATTTTTTGAAATAGGTTACCTTTTAGGTAGTCAATTCCTGTACCTGCTGTGGTTTGCTCTTCGTATGCCTTGTATGATTCTAAGTATCCTGGCATTATCTAAAACTTTTTACTATTTCGTCCATATCAGCTTTCATCTGTGCCGTTTTTTTTGTTATCTCAAAACTTTCAAAAGCCTTTTGTGCTTCCTCTAATTCCTCTGGAGTTGCTTTTTTTTCTAGCTTCACCATATTACGGCTTAACTGATTTTCTAATTTTTTAGCAATATCTCCAAGTCCTTCAGTAATTTTTGCTAATTCTTTGAAATCTATATCCATTTTACGAAAGTACGATTATTAAAATTAATTTCCATCGGGTTCGGTTAACGTCTCAACCAAATTAGTTGTATAGTTTTTTCTTTCTTCTACCACAAAATCAGCTAATCTACTTCCGCTATTCCACGAACAAGAAACAACCTCCATTATTTTGTTCTTAAACCTCACATTTCCTTCGTCCATAACCGTTAAGACATCGTTTAAATTCATCTCTACTTTAGGCACGTTGTAAATGTATCGCTGTGCGCTTTCTTTGCCTGGAGCAAATGATTTGGATTTATGGAATACGTTATAAAGATTAAGCGCATTTAACTGCGCATTGTTGTCAACAGATATTTTTGTTTTCTTCATATCAGCATTAACATTTAACAAAACGATTTTAGCGTTTCCAATTTGGTCTTTATCCAGTAGCATCATTCCAATTCTGTTCTCTATAATATCGCCTAAATTTGGGTCTTCTAAAGTTGGTACTGGGTCAAAGTCTACTTTTAAATCAATACCAATCCTGCCCAATACCCTTTTGACGTTTCTCAGCTTTTCCATTATTTTGTTCACTACTCCAATAACTCCATTAGCTGCCTTAATCAAAGCCCCTATAACCCCACCAATTGTATCAAGCAAAGTATCCAGTGTCTTTTCTGGTTGTGTTAATTTCTCTTTTCTTATTGCTCTACTAAAACCAAAAGAAACTTGATTAAATCCCTTTAATAGTTGAAGTTTTCGCTCTGCTTTGCTAAGTGGTGTGTGCGATAATTGGGCTTGCATTATTGTACCCTTATAATTATCTATGGTATTTAGGTCAACCATATCAGTCTCAAATCTTAATTGCAAATTGCTAACTAAATTGCTGGCATTGGTTGTGAATTGAGGAATATAATAGTCAGGAATAGTAAAGTTTGCAGATGTCAAAGGTTTAAGCATTGGTAATAATTCCAAGCCTTTTGCGCTGCTTACAATTCTCAGATTAAACATTCCTGTAATTCGTCTCAATAAATCTCCAAATGTGCCAGTATAATAACCTGTTTGCTCTATTTTATTACCGAATAAGTAACCCTTTATTCTATCGTCTGCCTGAGTAACTGGAGGCGCGAATGCTTCTGGTATAATGTGAAGCCGTTTAAAATTCGTGTCCTGTAATATTGCGCACGAATATTTTAGTCCTAAATAGTTGCAAGCCGCTTCGATTTGTCTGTTAACGCTCATTGATGCTGCGTATTTTACCCTATGAATTACCAACGCTACCAAATCAAGTATTAGCTTAACAATTGAAATCAATAAAAATATCGCGTAAAGTATAGCCGCAATCAAGCCAATAATACCACCAAAAGAGTCAATTATAGTGCCTGCCTTTAATCCTTCGGCTGTAATTTCCTTAACGCTTTGCCTTATCCAAATGCCAATTGAAACAAGTGTTAATGTGGATATCATTATGTCCTTATAATTTGGCACGCTGCTAATCACATAAGGAACAAAAACTTTATCGTTGTCCGTCAAAAAACCTTTTTGGTAAAGCATTTGGAAATCTATTCCATCAGCCACCTCAGTCACCCATTCAAGACCTGCCTTTTGTTTTGTGTCGGCTGTTACTAAATCTCTATCCCATTGAGCTGAAGCTAAATCGATATAGCCATCCAGAACGCTTAATATTTTTCCGTTTTCTACTATTTCCCTTCTGTGGGGTAGCCCCATTGTGATTCCCTTACCACCAGAAACACCATTTTTTAAGTAGTCGGTTAATATTTTGGCTTCATTTTCAGCCCATTCAAATGAAAAAGTACTTAAGGAAACATCATTATCACCAGGTTGAAAGTTAATTTCAAGTGCAACATCGTCATTGTTAACAGGATTATTAACCTTTACGCCATTTATGTAGTCAATTACTTGCATTAAAATAATCGTTTAGGTTTCGACTTACTTACTTTTTTCATTCCGTTTCTAAATTGCGTATGGGTTACAAAAGCATTTTCATCAATATGAAGGCTTACCTTGCTATTTTGCACCGCTTTTTCTAGTGAATCTAATCGGCTAACTATTCTACTATCATTTAAAGCAATTGAAGCCGTTAAACCGCCTCTTTCGCTGTTCTGCACAATATCAACAATTTGTTGGTTTGTGTAGTCCGTTAATGCTGCGGAGTGTTGGATGCCCATTATTTTCTCCCGACCATCAAACAAGAATGCCTTACCGCTTTTGGTTCGACCTAAATAATCGTCTTTGCCTGTGTTTCTTACTTTGCTGCCTGACATATCAGCTTCAACACCTTTGTCCGTTCCTTGCTCGAATAAAGCCGTTACCGCCTCCATTACTCCGATAGTAGCTAATGCTTTAAATGGTGCTGTATTTGCATCGTCTTTTGCATACTCAGCCGCCAAATTAAAGTAGGCTAAAATTTTCTGCCTTCTTTCTTGTTCTTCTTGTTCCCTTACTTTTTGGGCTTCTAATTTATCTTGCTGCGCTTGAAGTGCTGCAGCATTGTTTTCAAGTCCTTGCTCCGCTCTACGTTCTTGACGGTCTAAAGCTTTTGCGTTTTCTTCCGTTTCTCTATCAAAACCAGCTAATCTTTTTTCTGATGCTCTACTCATTGCATCGGAAACCGCATTAATTCCTTTTTCGATTTCCTCAATGTCTTCTATTCTATCAGCTTTTTTCTTGGCTTTTCTTTTAGCTTCCGCCTCGTCTTCTATATCGTCGTATTTTTTGTTAACTTTTGCTAATGCTGCTCTTTGGGCTGCCTGTAATGTTGTAACATCTTGACCGTTTTGTTTAGCCTTTTCTATAATAGAAAAATATTTATCTCTTACTGCGTTTAATTCTCTATCCCTATCTGATAGTAAGCTATCAGTATACTCATTCTCTAAATCTTCTTTAGTTTGGTTAAAATCAATTAATTCTTTTTTTGCCTCTTGTTGTCTTTTTCTTTCTTCATCAAATGCTTTCTTTTTTGCGTCTGCGGTTTCTTTAATTCCTTTCTTTTCTATTCCAGTTCTTAGACTTGTTAATGCTGCAGATTTCTTTTGAAATTCTGTGTCTGATTCGTAAAGCTTTGCTTTAATTTTTTCAATTTCTAGCTGGTCTTTTCTATCAGTATCATTAAAACTCGCTTTTAATTCCGCTATTTCTAACTCTTTTTGAAGTTCTTCATTCCTTAAATTGTTAGCTTCTACTAATGCTTTTTCTGCATTAATTAAACTTAAAATTCTTTCCTCATCTGTTTTACTTTGGTCATTGGCTAATTTTACTGCCTCCTTATAAAGAAAGTTTTGCTTTGCTAATGGAACCGTGTTTCGGATTCTCATTCTTTCTAGTTCTATTTCTATCGCAACAAGTTTATCTCCTTGCGCTAAAGCTGCATTAGTAGCGTTTCCAGTTTCTTCAACAAGTTCAGACACCGAACCGACAATGTCATCAACTCCAGTAGCAACTTTTAAAGTTGCGTTTCCTGCATCTTCAAGACCTTCACCGATTAAACTAAAATCTCTGTCAACTATTCCTTGAATGACCTTTCCAACTGCCCCACCTAGTTCAGCAATAGCTGTAAACCTGTTCAATACATTGTTTACAATTGCCTCGCCTAAATCTTTAAATGCCTGAGCAGGGTCATCAATAGCCTTTTTTAATCTATCAAAAACCTTAAACGATGTGTCTTGCAGAAAGCCTACGAAAGTTTCAAAAATAACTTTTAAAGGTGTAATCACTTTAGTTAAGGCATCCGCTCCCCTTTGGGTGCTGAAAAAGGCGGCTGTAAGCGCACCAACTGCAACTACAATAGCACCGATTCCAGTACTTATTAAGGCAATTTTAAGAAATTTCAAACCCTTAGTAAATAAATTTGTTGCTCCTGCTGCTGCTACTTGTGTTGTGGCTAATGCTGCTGTTTCAACAGCTTGTTTTTTTGTAAGTAAAGAAACTACAGCTTGAATTTTTTGCAATATAAAAAGCTGTCTTGAAAATAGACCTGTCGCTGTTATTCCCTCCTGAACTCCTTTGGAATAATTTCCTACGTTCAACTTTTGCTTTTTTAAGGCATCAGAGTTTTTCTTAATCTTCAAATTGTTTTTATCCAATTGAATATTAATTTCTTTCAGTCTATCTGCGCCCTTTTTAGTGTTTAAATTTAGACCTTCTCTTTCTCTTCTTAGTGTTCTGCTGTTTGCTGCAAGTTTCTGAAGAGTGCCAGCTTGTTTATCTTCTTGAATTATTAAGTCCTGAAGTTCTTGCTTTTGTTTTTTAGTAGCATTTGCCTGTATTATCTTGGCTTTTGCTTCTTCTTCGGTTGATTTCTTTAGTTGTTTCTGCGCTGTTTCTAATGCTTTTGTGGTTGATTTTGCTACAGTAAGGTCATCATTAAACTTCTTTACGTCTTTAGAGTTCTTAAAGGCGTTTGTTTTGAGCATTTCTTTCTGAACTTTTAATAACTTTTCAAGTTCAGCAATTAAAATTTTAGTTTCCTCTGTTACTGATTTTATTGCATTTGGAGCAACTATGTCAGCACGTTCAATTCTTTTTGTAGCCATTTAGCAAAAATACTAAATAATAAGGTCTTTATTTTTCTTTGCTCAGTTGCTTTGATTGCTTTGAAAGTATGTTTAAGTTCACAATATACATCCTAGTAGATAGTTCAGAAGGGTTGACTGGATATAATTGTTTGGACATTACGCTGATGATTTCATAAAAATCAAATTGCTGCTCATCTTTCTTTTCTTGCAGTTCTTCCTCTTGCTTTGCAATTATTTTATCCGCTAATGAATTGCTTAAATGTGCGTTTATTTGTTTTAATGCCGCCCTTTGCTGCTTCTTTAGGCTTTCTAAATACTCACTACTTTTTAAATGTTGGTCAATGATTTGGTTTGTAATTATATCCCAAGCCTCAGAAAGTTTTTTATCTGATGGCTTTCCTTCAATAATTAAATGGTCTAAATTATGGTCTTCTAAAATATAGTTATATTTCAAACAAGGTAAATCGTCTATTGATGTGTAGTATTTTACTTTTTCCATTCTTCTAATAGTACTTCAATCATTACAGGAATTGCACTGTCAATTAATTCGTTAAAACTAGCCTCGTTTAATCCTAAAACTTCCCAAGTTGGTAGAAGTTTCTCGAAATCCGCTCCGCTTTCACCTTCCTTTGTTGGTTCTTTTACTAAATCGCCAAACTCTAAAATATAATCATCCGTGACACTGACCACTTTAAAAGACTTGTACAGCGCTCCAGTTTCGAACAATGTCCACGGTCCTGGTCTTTTTCCGTATCTAATTATTGACTCTCGCGAGTATGGAGGCATTATTCTGTTATTCGCTGCTTGACCTTCTTTTAATTGCCCTAAGTTTAGACTAATGACTAAATCTTTTATTGGCTTCTTTTTAAACGTCAAGACAAACACCTTACCAATGTCGGTTTTATTTATATTCTCAGCTAATTTTTTAAGTGCATACATTCTTCAAAGTAAAGCAAAAAAAAAGCCCTAATTTCTCAGGGCTTCATTTTTTTTATAATTATTGCTACTTAATGCGCTTTCGCTTTGTCACCTTTTTAGGATACTGTTCTTTGTATTCCTTCCAAAGTTTATTAAAATCACTTCTAACGCCTCCGCTAACAAGTAGCTTCATAAATGCTTCTTTACCTTCGATTGTAGGTTCAAACGCATCGTTTGCAATAGTAATGTTTGGGTAATAACTTAGCATTACACTTGTACAATTTCTACTGATTTAATTTTCGAGTCATCAAATCCAAATACTGGAGTTGTAGCTGAAGCATCTAATGAAATTACAAATTTCTCACCAACTGTTGGAGTAGCCATTGCATAAGTAAATGCATAAGTACCTGGACTTGTTGAACTTTCTGCTGCTCCTGAAATAGTAACGATATTTCCTACTGTCGTTAAATTAGTAGCTATAAAATTTTGATAAATTAAACCAGATGCTGTTCCTGGATTTTTTAAAGAACCGAAACCATTGGTAATTTTCATTGAAAAAGTTGTCGAAGTTTGTGCAGGAGACGTTAATAATGTTCCAGTTAAATCAATCAAGCCGTTATAAGACAACCAATCAACATCATTTGCAAAGTCAGTCGACAAAAGCATTCTAACATCTGAATCCTTTACAGAAATACTCCATTGAAAGCCTAATTGAATTTTAGCAATTGTTGTATCTGTTGTGTCCATTGTTCGAACATCCCAAGTCTCTTGGTCTAATGACAGTGGAGCAAGGTAAAGAGGGTCTGAACCATCACCGATAAGATTGCCTTGAGCATCTACTATGTATGCGCCCATATTTGAACAACCAAACGCTTCAATTTGCTTTGCATAATCTCCAGACAAAGAAAGCATTTGACCGCTAAAAGTTTTAACACCGTTACGAATCTTCACGTTTTTTCCACTTGGAAAATCTTCCGTAACTGGGTCACCTCTTTCGTTCGTTACGTTTTCCATTTCTGGAAGCGGATAGAATCTTTTTTTATCGTCTGCCTCATTTAGCAAATCAATAATTTCAGCGTTCGTAGGAATTGAAGCTATTTCTATTCTGTTTTTTACATTACTAGCATCTACTAGAGGTACTAGAATTAGACGTTTTGCAACGTCTTGAATTGGCATACAACCAGGTGTGCCAGTATTTGATAAAGTTACATTGCAATCACAAGATGCTGCCATAATGTTAAGTTTTTAATTTAATACAAAAATAAGTAATTTTATTCAATGTCAAAACCAATATTAAAGCCTGAGCCAAAAGCAAAACCGTTGACGGTAATACTTTGTCGTGTTGGGCAAATCATACTCCTTTTAATTGGTATGTCTATCGATGCCTCTACGCCCGAAAGCATTGAAACCGTTAAGATATTCGTGTCCTCCGATTGGCTTACAGAATCACCTCCAACAATAAACTTTTCGTGGCTTATAAAATCAGTCGAACCGATTAAACCAGTTTGAGTACTTTTTTTAATAGCTGAATAAGTCGATTGCGCCAATGACATCATCGGCTCAATTATTTCAGTCCTTCTTTTTTCGCTTAAATAGTCATTGTATTTATCTGAGTTGAGAAAGAACAACCTTACCGAACCTTCTGAATCTATAACGCTGTCAACATCTGCGCTCCTGCTTCTGGTTTGTCGGTTAAAACACCACACAATCGGAAACCAAGTAGAAGTATTTCCGTTTGACCTTGCTTTTAATAGCAGTTCAAAGTTTGTTTGGGTTAATGAACCAGCTACAAAGTAAGGATTTTGCAAAGGTTTTTCACCTGTGCTTGGTGCAAGTGCTTGCTTGTTTTCTTCTTGAACTATAAAGAATTTGTTTATAGTAAAATCGGTTACCTTATAATCGTTTCCGTCAATTGTTAGCCTAGCTTTAGTATTTAACCAGTGGGTATTTAGCGTATAACATTTATATCTGCTATCAGATAACACTTCAACGAAATAAATGTCAACCTTTAAATTTAGATTTGCAATTATTCCACTTAAAAGGTTTTCTACTAATATCATAAAGGGCTGTATAAATCAGGTACAAATCCGTTAAAATCTGGGTAATCCGTTGGGTTTTCCCTAACATAACCTTGCAAACTAGTTATATTTTCAAAGTTTCTATTGGTTAAAAGTCCGTTTTTAGTTATTAAACTATTCGACTGAGCCGCTTCTTGTGTTATTCTCATATTTCCAGAACCGCTATTAAATGCAGTCTGGTCACTAGTAAAAGAAATAAAGACCATTGTTTTCAAAATGTCCTTTAATCCTGTTGTGTGATACGGTTCGTTTGAGATAGTAAAGTCCAATTCATTGAAAATAGTCACATATTTTGCTGTCTGTGGTATTCTAGGCGTTCCTGTTAGGTCAGCTATAAACGCATCGCCTAAAGTCTTGCCTAGTATCAACCTAATATTGTTATTTTCTAGCTTTTCAGTAATGTAAAAGTCTAGTTCATCAACACTAAACTGGTTTTCTGTTATTGCTGTGATTCCGCTGTGGAAATCTTGCCTTTGAATTATCGTTGCCATTTTAAAAAAATACTAATACTATCTAAATGAAATATCCTTCAGTTGCTAATGTGTCCACATACTCAACAATGTTGGCTGTTCCTAGATTATCTGATAGGTCTGTGAAGTTTACCGTTTGAGCGTTTAGGTTGTTATCTGTAGGTATTACTTGCATAAATCCACCTATTGCAGATGCTCCATTTGTTGCAATTACGCTGGCTTTTGAAAAGTAATATTGGAAGCCTCCACCTGCATTAGATTCTTTGGTCACGCTGTGGGTTGAATGTGTAATTATTTCTATTGTATAAGCCATTTTATACTATTTCAATTAAGCCTTTACGCTTTAAATTATTGGCTGCAAGCTGGGCAGTTTTAAAAGATTCTGAAATAGTGCAAAGGTCTAATATTTTACCCTTTTTAAACGTCTTACCCATATAAGGAAAAGGCTTTAAAAATTTAATCATTAATTTGTCTTGCATTATTTAGATTTCTTTCTTGTGGTTTTCTGCGCTGGTTTTGCTGCGCCTTTTTCTTCTGCCTGACCTGTTGACATTAAGTGTTTAGCATCGTGATTAGAGACATTGTACTCCTTACCTATAACTAGATATTGAATATCGCCTTCTTTTACTTTTTTTCCAATTACAATCATCTGTTTAATTTTTATCAAAGGTAAAAAAAAAAGCCTCAACAAAATGCTGAGGCTTTTAATTTTATAAATTAGAAAAATCTATATTATTAAGCTAGAGCAGTTAAGGCAGCAGTAATATCAAGAACTTTCTTGAATCCTGTTTCGTCTGCTGTTCTAATTAAAAGATTTTCTCTTTTTCTAGCTTTCAAGCTAATCAAATCAGAAGTAAATTGGTTTCCGATATAACCAGTAGAAACCGAATAACCTTCAACTTCATAGATTTTACCGTAATCACTATCTCCTACAACCATAGTATTCTGAGGTACTCCGTTGTTTACTACAATAGTCATTCCTGCAACAACTGAACCATCAGCAGAAACAAATGGAGGAACAAGATAGTTGTTATTTATATCTTTCTTCAACTTCATTTTGTTAACATCAACGATATTCATTAATGCGAAATTTGGCATATATTTAGAGCCACCAGTCACAACAATATCTTCGTGCATCTTAACTATTAAGTCATAGATATTAGCATCAACAATTCCAGAACTTGCCGCAAGGTATGTACCTGCAGATGTAAATACACCTTTCATATTAGTTCCAGTACCATCGCCATTAACTAGCTGTGTATCTTCAATAATAGAAACGTTTACTCTAAGGAAATTCTCAAGTTCTCTTGTGAATCTTGGAATGTCATATATAGCTTCTTCGCTCATTGGAATAGTATCTCCAATCTTTTGTAGACTTAAGCTATACTCAGCAAAAGTTGCTGTTGATTCTGGGAATTGCAATCCTTCAGCAACCATTGCAGCCGCTCTTACTGATGTAGCCTCATCCCAATCCGCATAACGAATTACTCCATTTGAACCTTCGCCAACAGGCACTTTTTCAAACAAATCATAAGCAGTTAATTGTCTTGTAGCTAATTGACCAATAGTATCAAGTCTCATTGCTTGTGTGCTGTTTGCAACACTAGCAGAAGTAAAGTTAGCCTTTACAACAAAATCGTGAGATTTGTTTCCTTTTATAGCTGTTTCAATATTCTTAGATTCTTTTGAAACCTGAGATAATACTGTTTCTGAATTGCTTGCACCTACTTTGGCATCCAATAAAGACTTGATAGCTTTTCCTTGTTCCTTAACAATTTTGTCAACTGATTCAGAACGCTCAAGCATTGCTTTTGTTTGTGAAGCAGCTAATGATTTAAGTTCTTCTTTTGTTGCTCCGTTTTCAATTGCAGTTTCCATAGTTTTGGCAATTGCAGTTAAATAATCAGAATAAAGTTCCGCACTTTCTTCTGCTGTTTTTGTTGCGAAATTTTCCTTAGAAATACTTTTAGTTTCTAGGAATGCCGCAAAATTTAAAGTTTTCATATTAATGAATTTTAAAATTGTGATAAATAAAAATTTGATAATTTCTGCGGCTTCTCGACCTCTGGAAGTGTTTTATCAACGGCTTCACCTTCTTGAAGTGCCTTATATTGATTGCAAAAATGCAAAAAATTCTCTTTAGTTGGATTGGTTTTGACTTTTTCGCTTAGTTCATTCAAAGCCTCAAAGTCATAAGTTTTAGTTTCTAGTGTCGGGGTCAATTCGTTTGAGCCAGCAATTACACAGCTAATCTCAATTAGCTTTGCCTCTGTTACTGCCCAAAAGAAACCTTGCTCCTCAGCCTTTTCTAAATTGATTACTTCGTCCTTGTATTTATTCCAAGTCGCATACTCTTCTTCTTCCTCTGGGTCATTTACAGCCAAATCAATTTTGACGTATTGCATACCAACTGAATGTTGATTAATTGAACCGTTCAAATAATCCTTGAATATATTAGGATTCCTTTCTTTTTCTATTCGTGTGTCCATTAATAAGGCGGTTGTCATTCCGCCTGTTTTCAAGCCCACATCAGCCCAAGAAACTTCTTTTTCATAAACCTCCAAAGGTGTACCAACTTTCGCGGCTAATTCGTGTACGTGGTCGTGCAGGTGTAAGACTTTTGTTCCGTTTTCTTTGATTGATTTAGAGAAAATTCCTTTGAAGTGTACGTCATCGTGACTATCCATAAATCCATAGGTGTTCCCGACGATTGTACGATATATTTCGGAGTCTGAATCTGGAGTATTAACATCGGCTTTCGTTGTTATTTGGGCTTTTGTATCAAAGCTAATAATGTCACCTTTTTTTAATTGGGCTTTCTTCAGCTTAATAATTTCAGCTTTGTTTTTTATGAGTTCTTTGATATTCATTTCCGTATGATTTTCTTATTTTCAATCGCCTTCTTTTTAGCCTTTAATGACTTACTTAGCTTTTCCTTATCAACTTTAATAACCTTTCTCTTATCGCTCATTTTGTGTAGTTTGTTTAGCAGTTGCGCTTGCTACATTCATTGCTGGTTCGTTAATTTCCTCTAAGCCTATTTCTGCTCTCGCCTCATTTGGTGTTATAATTCCAGCTTTTACATCTTCTCTGGCTTCTTTTCTTCGCTCTGTTGGTGTTGGATTTAAAGCATCAATTTTGGAAATCTTAACTCCTAAACAATAATCACCAAATTGACTTAAAAATTTACGCTCATAAGCTGCGGCAATCTTGTAAAAAGTAGGAATGTATAACTCAGAATACGCTTCTTTCTTTGCTTCTTTTACGTTGTTGTATGTAGCTGTTGCATTATCGTTTACTAGAACGGAAGGCAATCCCCAAACCGCAGAAAGTTCACGAATCAATTGAGTTTTATTTTCAATTGTTTGCATATCGGTTGACGATGCGTTAAGCTGCTGAACGGTTACAGGTGTTTTAATAACGTGAACACTATTCATTTTATCCGCTCCGCCTATTACCCTGTTCAAAGCCTTTTGCAAGAATGTTTGGTCTTTTGGTTGCATTGATTGACCTGCATCACCTGATGCG